TCGATTTGCACCAGCCTTTTCAGCCTTCTTCAGAACCTCTTTCCATCCTGGGTTGCGGTTATGGAGTTTATCTTTCCATTCACCAACTTCACCAAAACTTGGAGCATTTTCTGGAGTATAGTATCTTTCCCATTCGGGGTTGTCTTCACGCCACTGATCCCAGTCGTGAATACTCATCCTCACTTCTTTGACTTCACCAGTCTCTTTATTTTTAACAGGATACGTTGCCATTAGACCCACTCCAATGCTTCAGATACAGTCGGGAATTGTTCGACAAAGATCTTCTTACAATTCTCAGCAATATCCATGTGTTCCTTCTGAGTTCCATTTGCAGAACGCAGATTGATGTAATGGATCCATGAACGGCATGAGCCTGTCATATAGATTCTGGTTGGCGTACAGAGAGGAAGCACCATGCGAGCACATTCCTTTGCAACCCCACGTTCCAACATCTGTTGATATAAAGACATAGAAGATTCGAACAAAGTTTGCATCTGTTTTTCTAGAATCTGAACCTCAAAGGGATCAAGGTCATCAATAGAGTTCTGACGATTCTTCGTGTCCTGACGACGGAGCTCTGGAAGGGGGATCTCCTTCGAGAGTAGGGAAGAATCAGCATAGCGTTGCGAAAACTCTTGAAATGTGAACGAACGGTGACGCAAAATTTGAGCCGCTATTGCTCTGGATGTTTCAATCTCCAGAGTCATCGTAGATTGCTCAAACACACTCCAGTGGTTGTGTTGAATGCAATACCGAAGTAACCCTGCATACTTTTCATTGTCCTGGTTAGAGGGGTTAGACACACGGGCAATATATGCCATAGTCTGCTCCGCATCGGGAGTAACACTTACTAGTTTTACGTTCATAGTTTAATCAGGGTAACCATCGTCATCATCTCGGCCTTCATAGAAACCAAATTTTTTGTCCTTATCTGTAGGAAGATAAGAAGTTGTGTCCGAATAAACCTCAGACTTTAAAGCTTCTACCAGAAGCTCTAGATTTCTTACAATCAGTTTGAGTTTTTCTTTCTCCATAATTATACCATATTAGAGGTGATAATTGAAATTAATAACACACCTACGAAGACTATCAGTACATGTAGTTCCTGTGTGTTTTTCATTCGAGTCGAAAACTAGCAGACGGTTTTCAATGCTTTCGACTTCCAGACCATTCTCAAAAATAGTTTTACCGTTGTTACTATTTACATAATATATGGCAGTGTTGCAATCGTCAACGTCTGTATGAAATGGATGTTGTATAACTTCTTCCGTGCGAAGGTGCATATTTGCTTTTATTCGCACTATAGAAACAGGATTTATGGACTGAATAACACCACCAAGTCTATTAAAGTCTGGGTAGGGTTGAAAGTGATTATAAAAAATCTTAGTAAATTGGTGATACCCGTCTCCAGGCATAGCAACTCCATCTAAGAAAGTCCACTGAATTTCTCTGCCCAACATAAAATCCTGCAGATCTTTAAATTGATCTGCAGGAAGAAAATCATCAATTATCTGATGTCTCATAATCAGTTGGGTGATACTTTAAAAATTCCCAGAAAGTCATTTTCATTTCTTTCTCGGTCATTCCACAGTGTTTAGCTGCTTGAGGAAGATTCATCGTCACTCGGAACAAAGCTTGATTCGCTTCCTCCACTAATTGTGGCGTTGTTTTTACCTTGGTAGGAATCAGTTTGTTGTAGTCCGAAGTTTTCATCATCTAGGTCCATGTAATCTTTGGTTAGGTTTGAAATAACACTTTCAGATCCATTTACTCGATGAATCTCAAAGATGTTAGATTTCATATACTTCTTGAGTTTTTTGTACCTTTTCAGTACTTTACCAAACTCTTCAGCATTAACATCAATTTTAGCTTCACTCATTTTTTCTTGTCTTTCTGTTGGGCTCCCCAGAGTTTAGGATTACACCTACCCTCTGTTTGTGTCATTTTAATTAAATCCTGTCGATATTTGTCCCAATAGTCATCAAAAATATCAACCCTCTTTGGTGCAATTGCAATATCATAATGGGGTTTGCCATCTAGTAAATATTCTACCAGATATGCAGTGTAGGGCAATGATCTATCTTCGGCTAAAGTAGGATCACAGTCATGATGAATAATTCTACAACCTTTCCCCATCAAGAACGGCCTCCCCAACGAATATCTGGATATGCTTCAGATACCAACTCTTTGGTGATCTTATACTTAGAACCCAGAGCCTTGTCCTTAACAAGAATGAGGATCTCAGCTTCTTTAACGTGAACAGTCTCAAGCATATTGATAAACATACTTTCACGTTTGATTTTGTTCAGAGCATCATTACCACCCTTAACAAAATTAAAAAACTTATCCGCAATACTACGAATAGTAGTACGTGAAGGAACTCCTCTTTCTGGACTTGCTCCTTGATCACCATCTAAAGGTTGGAAGGGAACATTACCAACAGGAAGCATAGAAATAACAGTCTCATCGAAGTTCCAAATGAACAGGGACTTCAGAGAATTATCTCCATGTTGTTGTAGGATAGAAATCTTTTTGGCTTTAGTTCTTTCGGAATCAACGGCTTCAAGAATTTCGTGAACCATGGGGTTTGGTGGCAGTTCCACCTTTTTAACTGCCACTGTTTTGGGTTTTGTTGTCGTTTTACGAGTCGTGGTCTTAGCCCGCGTCGTCGTTTTCTTCGTAGTCGTCATACTCATTCTCAAATCTTACAGCTAGAATTTCATCAGGCAGAATATTACCATTCTCATCATACATTTCAGGATGGAGGGATGGCATTGTTTGGGAGGTTACAAACAGGTTATTCTGTTGCGCTAACCAACCAATTATACCACCAATCATCAAAAACATCACGCTCATCATAATAAAAATCGCGATGATAGAAGCTTCCATTTTTCTTCCTCCGAATTACTTGTCTCGTATGTCAAGTGATACTTGGAAAAAGAAATGGTATTCCTTCTTAAAGAGGGCAACCAACTTTCCAAAGCTCACTTCCCAGGTCTTTGAGTGTTCCTTAGGCTTCGGTTCCCCCCTTAATAATAATTCCACACCTTTATTTATGTGGATGTCCTTACGTTCCACTAGAAAACCCTGTGCTCCTTCAAGTAAGCAACTGTCTGATTGCAGTTACCAATATACTTGCCCTCAAGTTCTACCTGAGGAAACAGATTTTTACCTGGGAATTTTTCTCTGAATTCTTCTTCAGTATAATCAACTCCCAAAATTTTCTCTTCGTATTTTTTACCAAGAAGGTCCATGACCATCTTCAGTTTTATACACAAAGAGCAGTGTGGTTTTCCATAAATTGTGAACATAAGACTACCTCTAATTTGTCCCAGTCCTCCCTGAAAACAATAAATCCAGTTGTGGAATCTGGGTGTATTTGAATCGTTAGATATGAATCTAAGATTATCATTATCTTTCCTTCTATAGGAGATCCCAAGCCGTTGGGATATCTTACCGTATCAAACGGTTCGACCTTCAATTTCGGAGACGTACCGATGAAAATGTGATTCAATCCCGACGATTGACTTGTTTCCTTGCGATACCCAATCATGGCAGAATTCATAGAGATGCCTCGTTTCTTTCAAATTGAAATGTCTCTTTAGTGCAATGAATGCTTCTGCTCTCAGAACCATTCTTTCGTCGGAATATCTCCAATCTTCATTACTCATCAGTCTCTTCAATGAATTTGTCTAGATTGTCGATCATTTTGTCTGCGTGTTGCAAAGAATCGATCTCCGAAATCATCGATGCAATACTTTTTGCGACAAACGGTCGTTCTCCTCTTGCAGCAAAAGCAAGAGCGTTTCTTAAATTTAATTCAGCGTCTTGTAGTGAATTTACTACAGATGATGATAACATCAATTTACTCCATTTACTTGTGACCAATCTTTGTCGAAGATTTCCAAACCTTTATCGGTAAGAATGTGATCATACATGTCATCAAAAACTTTTGGAGGCATAGTACAGATCTCTGCACCATTATACCATGATCTGATGGCACGTTGTACACTACGAATAGAAGCGGCAAGAACCTGAGTCTTTACTCCGTGAACACGGAAAAGGTCAGAAATAGACCTTACTACCTCCAGGCCTGCGACTGACTGGTCGTCTAATCGTCCCACAAAGGGAGAAACATATGTTGCTCCTGCCTTTGCTGCAAGGACTGCCTGTGCAGCGCAGAAGATCAATGTAACGTTGACTTTAATACCTTGATCCGATAGTGATTTACAAACAGAAAGTCCCTCACGGGTGCAAGGAACTTTTACAGTGCAAACATCACCAAATTTTTCAGCAAGACGTTGACCTTCAGAAAGCATTTCACTTTCAGTACCAACGACTTCCATGCTAATATCTTTGATACCAAGTTCTTTTAGTTCTTGATATACATCTTCTGGATTTTTACCACTCTTCATGATGAGAGTAGGGTTGGTTGTTACACCATCAATGAGGCCAGTCGCGAAATACTTACGAATAAGATCAGTATCCGCTGTATCCAAAAAAATCTTCATGAATCTTTTTTGTGAATTTTCTTCAACTCTTTATATAGACCCTTAATTTCCTGATATGCGGTTTCGGGGTCTAATTTTTGGGCCATCTCCATGGCAACGATAACATCTACACGAGTTCCGAAGTCACGTAGAGCTTTTTCAAACTCACTCATGTTTTCATATACCATTAGAGTTTTCCTCCAACCGTTCCATCAAATTTCTGGGAAGTTGTACAGTTTGCCCAGTTGGTAGCGACACCTTCTTGATGAAAATGTGTTCCTTGAACGACAATTTCCCTCGTAAGGCCTGTGATGAGTTCCTTACCTTCCTTACTAAAGCTAGTCCAAGTTCCAAATCGTTTCTTTTCGACTCGGAAATCTCCCCACTTGCACTCAATCCATTCATAATCATCTTTTTGTTCAGTGGAACTCTTGGTTTCTTCTTTCATCTAAGTACCTAATTACTTCTTCTCGCCACTCCATCAACTCATGATAACATTCTTGATTGTGAGCACATTGACGCAATTCACTATCTGGCTTCAAAACACTCTCATAAAAAAGACCAAGTGCATCACGGCGTTTTTCGTGTTTAACGTTGTCCATAGGCTTGGATTCGACAGTTTATATAGGGTTATTAGTCATTGCAGTATTTGTCTGCACCAGTGATCATCTTAACTTTTTCAATTGATAACCACTGACTCTCCATTTCGCCAGCAAGATACATGATTTTCTTTTCCAAGACTTCGTTTTGCTCAATAAGATAAGCAATAGTATCAGTCAAGGTTTGTCGGTTACCATCTTCATCTCGCAAGTAAATTGTGTAACCCCTCTTAAACTTACGAGCTAGTTGTGCCTTAACGATAATATAAATTAACGCATTGGAAAGAATAACAAGAAATAACGTCATGAAATCATTGAGTACTGCCGTATGTTAACACATTTTCCTCATTTTGCAAAGCTGGAACGAATTTGTATTCATTATTCCAAGTAAATTGCGTATTATTGAGTTCGTGTTTTTTTGGTTTCTTGGATTTTTCGGGTTTTAACCATTTATCAAAAATATTGAGTATTTTGGTCATTTCCGTCAATTCCGAACACGAGTCAAACTCAGATGCATACCTCAGAGCCATTCTGAGTTGCTTTTGAGCTTCCTCTACGTGAAATTTTGCTTCTGCTCTCATTTGTTTAAGTAGTCTACAAAAAGGACTCCATCTAAGTGGTCGATTTCGTGTTGGACGACACGAGCTTTCAAGCCATCCATTTTCCAATGTTTATATTTTCCAGTTTTATCCTGAAATTTTACTTTTATGGAAGATGATCGAATAACCTCGCCGTGTTCTTCAGGAACACTTAGACAAGATTCATCAAAGCTAGAAAGTTCTTTACTTTTCCAAGTAATTCTTGGATTAATCATCATGAAAGCGTCTCCCTCATCATCAATGACGATTACTCGTTTACTGACACCGATTTGAGGGGCTGCTAGTCCAATACCTCCATATTTATACATGGCGAGTGACATTTTCAAGTATAGTGCGAAAGATATGTCTCCGTCTACCTCTTCCACAGGATCAGCAGTTTGTCTTAAGACTTCAGATCCAATCTGTTCAATTTCTTCATGCATAAGCGTGTGTTAGTCCCCAAATAACAAATATTCCTATTATACTCCAAATAATGAGAGTATACAATGCTAAACTATTCATGATCCGCTCCCGTTTCTAAATCCGATTAGATATCCAAGACAGACTCCACTGAACCAAGCGACAAAAAGCCATAAAATAGTCTCAGCGAAACTAATGAACTCCATCCATTCAGTATAACTCATCATCATCCTCATATAGAGGACATGGTTCTTCAAACAAGGTCTGAATTCTTAACTCTTGAGTTCTTTCGTACAATTCTCGATAAAACTGATCCTTTTCTTCTGGAGTCATTTTTCTCTAAACAATTGTTCTACTTGTTTACGAGCATTATCCATTTTTTCCTTTTCGCGTTCACAATGGCGGTATCCACGTTTGCCATGAAAAATGAAGTGACCTTGGATAATCATAGTCACTCCAAATATGAAAAGGGTT